GAGTGTCTGAATAATGTAGAAGACATGAACTATACGCCTAACGAGTCCACAACGCCGATGCCCGACACGACTCCTCCGACGGAAGAGCCGCAGGAGACTCCCGACGAGCAGGAGGACGGCGAGAAGTACGACGGCGGCGAGATCCCGAAGGCACCGCCTCCGGACGACGAGTAGTTTCTGAGCTTCATCGTAAACGAAAAGAGGGTGTGGTAGAAGATGGAACAAAGTATTCTTCTTAGTACCAAGAAGATCCTCGGTATTTCCTCCGATTACGTCGTATTCGATCTCGACATCCTTACGCATATCAACTCTGCATTCTCTACTCTCGCCCAGTTGGGTGTTGGACCGGTCGAAGGATTCATGATCGAGGACGAAACTGCACAGTGGGCTGATTTCTTCGGAGACGCTCCTGACATTCAGCTCAATTCTGTGAAAACCTATATCTATCTTCGTGTTCGACAAGTGTTCGATCCCCCAACTACGTCGTATGCAATCTCAGCGTTCAACGAGCAGATCAAGGAACTCGAGTGGCGTTTGAATTCGCATCGAGAAGAAACCGCATGGGTCGATCCAGATCCGCCGCTCGACACAAGCGATCTGTACACGATCGATCCTGCACTGGTGTCACCGATGAGAAGGTGGGTGGACAATGGAACAAACTAGCCGGGAAACTTCACTGGAGGAACGGAAACGCAAGGATGAAGAGCTCTCACAAGCTAGGAAAGCTCGGCAAATTCGGCTGGGAGATATTCCCGCGAAAGAGCAGTCCGAAGAGCAGTCCGAAGAGCAGTCAAAGCTGAAGCCCAAGCCTAAGCCGAAGTCGAAGTCGAAGTCGAGCTAGGAGGCGAGATGTCGGTAGTCGACGATATTCTCGAGCATCACGGCGTCAAGGGCATGCGATGGGGTGTCCGACGCAAAGCAACAGTCGGCCCGACCGAAGTCGTCATCAGCGACAGACGAAAGAAGCTCAAGACATCGGGAGGGAAGGGCTTTCCTGCGCACTCGGATGCCGTACGCGCGCGCACGCTAGGACAGAAGGGAAAGGCCAGCGGACTTAAGTCGCTCTCGGACAAGGAGTTGCAGGATTACGCCAAACGTCTTCAACTCGAGCAGAACATCAAACGGCTGAACTACAACGACAAGACATCCGGAGCGAAGTTCGTCGCCAATCTTCTCGGTCAAAGCGGGAAGAACTCGGCTCATCAAGTTGCCGATAGCGTCGCAACTCATCAAGTCAAGAAGCATGTTGTCTCTCGTCTGGCCAAGGTCGGTGCCGCAGCTGCAGTAGCCTAGAGAGGAGGGTTAGTTGAGCCTGTCTAATACTGCGGTTCCGACGTACTACGGTCGGTTTCGCGAGGCAGTTCTCCAAGGGGCAATCGTAATCAATCGCGAAATCTCAATGGAGATGAATCGGATCGATTCGCTCATAGCTAACCCAAACATTTATTACGACGACGAAGCTGTTGAAGGTTTTATCCGATACTGTGAAGGAGAGTTAACTCTTACTGATGGTTCGGATCTGTACCTACTCGAGTCGTTCAAACTATGGGCGGAACAAATCTTCGGATGGTACTATTTCGTCGAACGTAGTATTTATGTGCCCTCAAAGGAGAATCACGGCGGTCACTACGAAAAACGACTAATCAAAAAACGTCTTGTTCTCAAACAGTATCTGATCGTTGCTCGTGGTGCAGCTAAATCGATGTACGCTTCCATCATTCAAAGTTATTTTCTGAATGTGGATACGTCAACTACTCATCAAGTTACGACAGCTCCGACGATGAAACAAGCTGAGGAAGTGATGTCTCCTTTCCGAACGGCGATCACCAGATCTCGAGGACCACTTTTCAGATTCCTTACCGAAGGATCTCTTCAGAACACGACTGGGTCTAGAGCTAATCGAGTGAAGTTGGCTGCAACAAAGAAGGGGATCGAGAACTTCTTAACCGGCTCTCTACTCGAAGTTCGTCCGATGGCTATTAACAAGTTGCAGGGATTGCGTCCTAAGATCTCTACAATTGACGAGTGGTTGTCTGGTGATCTGAGAGAAGATGTCGTCGGAGCTGTCGAGCAGGGGGCATCGAAACTTGAGGACTACTTGATTGTAGCTATTAGCTCTGAGGGAACTGTTCGCGCAGGCTCTGGTGATACGATTAAGATGGAGCTCGCCGATATTCTTAAAGGAGAGTACTACGCTCCTCATGTTTCGATCTGGCACTATAAACTTGACGAAATCGAAGAAGTGGCCGATCCTGCGATGTGGGTCAAGGCCAACCCGAACCTCGGATTGACGGTCTCGTACGAGACGTATCAGCTAGATGTCGAACGAGCTGAGAAAGCTCCGGCGTCACGTAACGATATTCTTGCTAAGCGTTTCGGAATTCCGATGGAGGGCTACACGTACTTCTTCACATACGAAGAGACGCTTCCGCATCGTCAACGGGAGTTCTGGCAGATGCCCTGCGCTGTTGGGGCAGACCTCTCGCAGGGTGACGACTTCTGCGCGTTTACGTTCCTGTTCCCATTGGGACGTGAGCGCTATGGAGTGAAGACTCGAAGCTACATTACTGAACTTACGTTGATGAAACTTCCAGCTGCTATGCGTCAGAAGTACGATGAGTTCATCAACGAAGGTAGTCTTCATGTCATGCCAGGAAACATCCTCGACATGATGGAAGTGTACGAGGATCTAGATGCTTTCATCATCACGTCGCAGTACGACGTCCGTGCTTTGGGTTATGACCCGTACAACGCCAAGGAATTCGTCACTCGCTGGGAAGCAGAGAACGGTCCTTTCGGCATCGAGAAAGTTCTTCAGGGCGCAAAGACAGAATCTGTACCTCTAGGTGAGATCAAAATCATGGCGGGAGAGCGACTACTAATTTTCGATCAATCGTTGATGTCGTTCGCAATGAGCAACGCAATTACGCTCGAAGATACGAACGGCAATCGGAAACTTCTCAAGAAACGTCAAGACGAAAAGATTGATAACGTCGCTGCTCTCATGGACGCTTGGATTGCCTACAAGTTGAATAAGGAGGCGTTCGAATAGTGAACACGAAGGGAGGTGAGATATGTCACGAGTTGGTGCGACGTTGAAACACGCTTGGAACGTGTTTACGAATCAAGTTCAACGGGATAGGATTCGTCCTTACACCGAGTATTACGGTGGGGCTTCGGGACGGAGACCAGATCGTTCACGGCTTCGAATTCCCAACGAACGCTCGATAATTTCCTCGATTTACACACGTCTTAGCATCGACGTTGCGTCAGTCGATATGCGCCACGTACGACAAGACGATCAAAAGCGGTATCTCGAAGATATCGACAGTGGCCTTAATACCTGTTTGACAGTGGAGGCCAATATCGATCAAGCAGCTCGCGCCTTTAGACAGGACATCGCTATGACTCTATTCGATAGAGGCGTTGCAGCTCTCGTTGCAGTCGATACGTCAATTAATCCTGAAGAATCTGGCGGATACGACATCTTGACGCTACGTGTGGGTGAAGTCGTAACTTGGTATCCAAAACACGTACGCGTAAGCGTGTATAACGAGTCTACGGGTGAACGTGAAGAGGTAACAATTCACAAATCTGCCGTAGCAATCATCGAAAACCCGTTGTATTCGGTGATGAATGAGCCGAATTCGACGTTGCAGCGCCTTCTCCACAAGCTTAATCTTCTGGACTCTATCGATGAGCAATCGGCTTCTGGGAAGCTCGATCTCATCATTCAGCTCCCATATGTCATCAAATCTGAAGCTCGTAGGCAGCAGGCAGAGCAACGTCGAGCCGACATCGAGTTCCAACTAAAGGGAAGCCAGTACGGAATTGCCTATACGGACGGGACAGAGAAGATCACTCAGCTGAATCGTCCAGCCGAAAACAATCTGATGGCCCAGGTCGAGTACTTGACGGCAATGCTGTACGGCCAACTTGGTCTAACCGAAGAGGTCATGAACGGCACGGCCGACGAGAAGGCGATGCTGAACTACTGGAATCGCACTATCGAGCCGGTTCTGACCGCTGTCGTGGAAGGTATGAGACGTACCTTCTTGACCAAAACGGCCAGAACTCAAAAACAAGATGTGGTGTTCTTCCGGGATCCGTTCCGGCTGGTTCCGATCGAGAACATTGCCGAAATTGCCGACAAGTTTACTCGTAATGAGATCATGACTTCGAATGAGATCAGACAAGTGGTTGGCTTGGCTCCTCATAAGGATCCGAAAGCCGATAAGTTGGTTAACAGCAACATGCCACAACGTAATCCTGAAGCTGCACTCCAAACTAATGGTAATGGCAACGGATCGTCAGATCTTGTTCCTGCTCTAGATTCAAGACTGAAGGAAGGAAGTCAAAATGGGAGTAGAGGCTAAGCCCGACTTCAGCGGCTATGCCACCAAAGCTGGTCTCAAGTGCACCGACGGCCGGACGATCATGCCGGATGCCTTCAAGCATCAGGACAAGACGCGTGTTCCCCTGGTCTGGCAGCACAATCACAACGAGCCCAGCAACGTACTCGGTTACGCAACGCTGGAGCACCGTGAGGACGGCGTTTACGCTCGAGGTTTCTTCAACGAGACCGATCAGGCGAAGAACGCCCTGACACTCGTGAAGCACGGCGACATCACCGCTCTTTCCATCTATGCGAACCAGCTCACGGAGAAGTCAAAGCAGGTTTTCCACGGCTTCATTCGTGAATTGAGCCTCGTACTTTCGGGAGCCAATCCCGGAGCCCTCATCGACAACGTCACCATCGCTCACGGTGACGGTGAGATGGTCACGCTGGAAGACGAAGCGGTCATCTACACCGGCCTCGAGATCGAGCACGCTGACGGAAGCTCGTCTTCGACTGACGGAAACCAGAACAGCTCGAGCTCCGGCTCTGCTGCCGATGGTCCGACTGTCCAGGATGTCTACGACTCCATGACCGACGATCAGAAGGAAGTCGTCCATTACATGATCGGCGCTGCGCTCGAAGGAGCACAGAAGTCCGTTGCCGATGCAGCACACTCGGACGACGACAAGGACAAAAACAAGAAGCCGGAAATCGTCCATGATGACGGCAAGGAGAAGGAAGGACAGCGAATGACTCGCAACGTCTTCGAGAAAGAGCGCGAGGGCAAGAAGAAGGAGGAGAAGCACGTCCTTTCGCACGAGGACGTCAAGGGCATCGTCGCTGACGCCATCAGAGGCGGGTCCCTCAAGGAGGCCGTCGAGGAATACGCCGTCAAGCACGGCATCGACAACATCGAGATCCTCTTCCCGGACGCTCGTAACGTCACCGACACGCCCGAGTTCGACGCACGTCGAGTCGAGTGGGTCGCCGGCGTCATCAACGGCACCAAGCACTCCCCGTTCTCGCGCATCAAGTCCCTCGTCGCCGACCTCACCTTCGAGGAGGCCCGTGCGAAGGGCTACATCAAGGGCAACCTGAAGAAGGAGGAGTTCTTCGGCGTCTCGAGCCGCGTGACGACTCCGACCACGGTCTACAAGAAGCAGAAGCTGGACCGCGACGACATCATCGACATCACCGACTTCGACGTGGTGATGTGGCTCAAGGCCGAGATGCGTCTCATGCTCGACG